TATCGTTAACATTCCCCCGGGAACCACAAAATCAACCATTACAACAATCATGTTTCCGGCGTGGTTGTGGACGCAAGACCCGAGCATCCGAATCATTACAAACTCTTATTCCGGCGACCTGGCTATCGAACACGCCGTAAAAAGCCGCGATATTATCACATCGGATAAATACCGCTTACTGTTCCCGGACGTGGTTATACGCCGCGATAAGGCCGGAAAGAGTTCGTATGAGAACACAGCCACCGGGGCCCGGTATGCAACCTCCACCGGGGGAACCATTACAGGGAAGCATGCCCATGTAATCATTAACGACGATCCGCAAAACCCGGCTCAGTCTTCCTCCGAGGCACTCAGGGAAACGGCAAATGAACACACGAAAACGCTTGCCAGCCGTAAGGTGAATAAAGAGAACACCCCGACAATTACAATAATGCAACGCCTCCATGAAGAGGACGTGACAGGCTATCTTCTTAAAAAGAAAAAGGACAGAATCAAACACATCTGCCTACCGGCGGAAGCCACCGGGGACGTTCAGCCAGAAGAGTTACGCAACAATTACATTAATGGCTTTCTTGACCCAATAAGATTAAATCGGGCCGTTCTGGATGAAGCGCTGACCGACCTCGGCTCCAGGGCTTATGCGGGGCAATATAACCAATCCCCCGTTGCTGATAGTGGTAACATCGTGAAAAGGGAGTGGTTCAATGTTATTTCACGCGCCCGTTTTCGTGAACTCTGGCGAGGACAAACGATTACTTTTTTTGCTGATACTGCATACACCGAAAAGACAGAGAACGACCCTACGGGAATTATCGCAACGTGTAAAATCGGGAATGACCTTTACATCGTTAACGGGGCCAAGGTCAGATTGAAATTTCCTGACCTTATACGCTTCATAAAAAAATACGCTCTTAAAAACGGTTACACAGATGAAAGCACAATCCGCATAGAGCCAAAAGCAAACGGGATTTCGGTTATTGACCAGCTCCGGGAAGCAACCGAGTTGAACGTGACCAGCACCCCCTCTCCAAATGACAGCAAAGAAACGCGCTTAAATGCGGCGTCTCCAAAGATTGAGGCCGGACGCGTTTATCTGGTCGATGACCCCGACAGCGACTGGATTGAAGAGTTCATCACAGAGGTTTGCGGTTTTCCAAACAAATCACACGATGAGTACGTGGATATCCTCTGTTACGCTATTGATTACCACTTGAAAAATAAACCGGTGGTTACTACAGAGGTAAACGCCGATGAATTAGGATTATTCTAAAAACACAAACACACAGAAGCATGGCTACAATCAAAGAACTATTAGATGCCGGGGATATAAAAAAAGCCCTTGCGGTATTAACCCCAAAGCCTGGGGTTTCTGATTATGCAAAAGAGTATGAAAACGACCGAACATTACGCGTTTCTCAGGTGGGAAAACGAAAGGATAAGGTTCTGAAAAATGAGATTGTGACGGTCGCCAAGATTCCTATTCCCTTTCAAAAGAAAGTGGTGCATTCCGCGTCCGCGTTCCTTTTTGGGAGCCCCGTAAATGTGACCTCACCGGAAGAGAAAGCGAAGGAAGTAATCGCTCTTTGGAAAAAGTGTCGAATGGATTCCTTGTTTTTGGATTTCACCGAAACCGTAATGTCCGAGACCGAGGCGGCTATTGTATTTTTCCCTGTTGAGCGCACCGGAGAGGTTGTCATAAAAGCGCGCGTTCTTAAAAATGAAAACGGCACTTATTACCCGGTTTTCGATGAATACGGGGATTTAGTCGCTTTTTGTTGGCGGTTTTACCTTTCCAACGGTGCATCAAAAAAACAGTATTTCAGAGTTTTTACGGCTGAAAGTATTATCACCTACACACTGGCAAAGTCGGAATGGGTTGAAACAGACAAGAAAGATAATTTATTCCGCAAAATCCCGGTCGTTTATCAGTCACAAAAGAACCCGGAGTGGTGGGACGTCAAAGAATTGATAGACCGTTACGAAATGAATCTTTCCAAGTTTGCTGACACAAACGATTACTTCTCTTCCCCAATGTATAAGGCCAAAGGGGCGGTAAAATCAATACCCAAGAAAGACGCAACCGGTAAAATCGTGAAGCTGGATATTGTGGAGACGGATAGCGGTAAAATCATCGAGGCAGACCTTGACGTAATTTCATGGGACAGGGCCCCGGAGGCGTTAAAGCTGGAATTCGACACAGAAGAAAAACTCATTTACGGAATGACCGACACGGTTGATTGGTCTCACCTCAAAGAGCAGGGGCTCGGTAATATCTCGGGAGTTGCTTTAAAGCTGTTATTCTTCGGTTCTATTCTCAAAGCCAAGCGCCAACAAGGGGTTTACAAAACATCTGTGAGTCGGGCGCTAAACATCTTAAAAGCAGGGGCACAACACATTCTAAAAAAAGGCGATTTTTCAAATGTTGAGTTCGATATTGAGTTTACCAGTGTTCTTCCTGATAATATTAAAGAAACAGTTGAAACGCTCATTACAGCCACCGGTGGAAAACCTGTTCTCAGTCAGGAAACAGCCGTCGGGCTTACGTCTTATGCAAACGATGCAAGCATGGAATTTGAACGGTTGAAAGCTGAAAGCCGGGCCGATAGTTTTAATCTAACAGACTAAATAGGATCCAATCATGGAAGATGTTTTACTGCAATTCATTAAGGCGAAGATTGAGGAACGCAAAAAAGCGAAGAAACACCCGACGTTTTGTACGCTGGAAGATGTCCGCGCTGAATACACCCGGGCACTTAACCAGCTATGGAAAGATGGGAAGATTGAAGTTGGGGAAACGATTAACGGGAAATGGATAATACCGAAGAATGGCTAAAAAAGTAAATATTCACTTTGAGGAATTTAAAAAACACACTGAGGTACAGGAAAAGTACGCGAAGAAAGTTGCAGCCATATTCTCCGGGGCTGCACAAGACGCCGCTATAATTGGCGCAAGTCTTACGGCCCCGGCGGGTAAGGCTTTCAGTTTTAAACAATACCCCCGCGCAAATAAAGCCATTGAAAAACTCGTGGCAAATATGAAGAGCGATATTGTTGCGACCATCACTGAGGGCACAACTGAAGAGTGGTTGCACGCCGCGAAACTGAACGATACGATTGTAAAACAGGTTTTTCACAACTCAAAGCTGACCAATGACCAGATAAAAAAATACATGAACCGCAATCTTGACGCGCTCTATGCTTTTCAGACACGCAAGATTGGGGGGCTGGCATTGTCTGACCGGGTTTGGAAGTACACGAACCAGTTCAAGGAGGAAATTGAAATGGCTCTTGACTTGGGCCTTGGAGAGGGGAAGAGCGCCGCCGCGCTTAGTCGTGACGTTAAACAATACTTGCAGAATCCCGATAAGCTGTTTCATCGGGTACGCGATAAGCATGGCAAGCTCCAACTGTCAAAGAATGCAAAGGCCTATCATCCCGGGCGGGGCGTTTACCGTTCATCGCACAAAAACGCTATGCGATTGACCCGCACCGAGGTAAATATGGCTTACAGAACGTCAGATTTTACCCGCATTCAGCAACTTGATTTCGTTATCGGCATTCGTGTAAAGCTGTCAAACAATCACACCCTAAACGGGGTGCCTTTCACTGATATTTGCGACAATCTGGCCGGCGTTTACCCTAAAGAATTTAAGTTCACAGGCTGGCACCCTCAGTGTCGGTGCCATTCAGAAACCATCCTTGCAGACGAGGAAGAGTTCTTGGAATATCAACAGGCCATACTGGACGGGGGCGACGTCTCCGGGTGGAAATTTAAAGGCAGTGTTGACAGTATGCCTCCGCAGTTCATCCATTGGATAGACCAGCACTCGGATAGCATTAAAAACGCTAAATCCCTGCCTTATTTCCTCAAAGAAAACTTTCCCGAGGGAAGCATTCAGGGGAGCGTAAATCTGTTTAAAAAAGCACCCCAAAAAGCCAAACAGACTATTCAGGAATCACAGAAAGCAATGATTGAGCAGGCGTCCCTTGCTTATGAAAAAGAGTACGCACAAAAGAAGATTGAGCAGGCGCTCGCAGCGGGGCACACCGGCCCGGAACTTGACGCCCTGAAAATTGCGCTGGGAAACCCATCGATAACGGCCAGCCAGTTAGCCAGCAAATCAAACAAGTTGCTTCATGCCGTCAAAGGCACAACGAAGAAAGTAAATACCATACCCGCGCCGCCACCAAACAAGGCGTCAAAGGAAGCCATAAAAAAGGCCGTTGCAGACCACACCCCGACAGACCCTCTGAGGGCGAAGTTTGAAAAGAAGTACGCCAAAAAAGAGGTTGACGGACTTCTTGATGCTTATTACAAGCACACCGCTAAAAAGAGCAGCAAGCCCCCGGGGGAATATCTGTCTTATTTGGATTACGAAATAAGCTGGATAAAAGACAACAGCCTAAAAAAATACGCGACCGCTCCTGAGCTTTTAAAGCTCTTACAGGCCGAGAGGGATAAGATACAGGCCATTATCGCGAAAGAGGTAAAAGAGGCCGCTAAAAAGACTATTGCAGCGCAAAAAGAGGTATTAAAAAACTTCACAGGCGTCGCAACAGACTTCAAGACACACAAGGCCGTAACTGTCAGAAATGCCTCCAATGACCTAAAGCGCTTGGAAAAAGAGCTGGCCGGGGAACTAAAACCAGAACCAAAGACACTGCAAACCCATTACACCAAAGCAGAATTAAAAAAGCTCCGGGAGCTGGAAAAGAGGCACGCGCTTTCGGTTATCAAGGCCGAGGGGGACGACTGGCGAGACAGTGTTATTCAGGCAGAATCAGAAGTAAACGCTTTCAAAAAAGAAATGGCGATAAAATACCATGCAAAGAAGCGGAAACTTCCAAAGCTGGATAATATGACAGAAAAAGAGTATGCCGAATACATAAAAAATGAATCAAAGCGGTTAAACCTCGCGGACGTTCATATAAGCGGTTTCAATGATGAGAGGATAAAGAAAATTGCAAAGGATTTCGGCTTGGCGGAAGAGGAAGTTCGCGCCGTATTGATTTACACATCAAACACAGGTTACAGCATAAACGCAGCGCTTCGAAA